TTTTCCATAGTCATAAAAAAAGGGGGTAAAAACCCCCCCTAAGTTAAAATGGTAAATCTTCTACAGGTTGTCTGTCAGGCATTTGCTCTGAAGAATTTATCTCTTTGTTTTCTTCTATTCTCCAACCTTGTAGAGCAGTAAATCTTCTTACTTCCCCATCCTTAGCTGTCCACTTAGTACCTCTAATGTTAATGTCAATACTAACTTTATTGTCTACTTGAAATTTGTCTAGTAAAGGTATCTTCTTATTAATGAAATCTATTTCTAGTTCCTGTGGATATTGGTCATCTGTTTTTAGTACTACTGACCTTTTACTGAAGTTTCCAAACTCTTTAGGTTTGTTTAGTTCGATTATTGTTCCTGTTATATTCATATTATTTATCTATTATTTTAAAAAATTTAATGTTTCAACTTCATCTTGTGAAATCTTGCCATTTATATAGGCTTGAGATGCTTCTTTAAAAGCAACTTGTAAAAGTATAGACCTACCTGTGTCAAGTCTTGCTTGATATTCAGGTTTCTGTTCTTTACTATAATTGTTATACATAGATACTTTTTTTAGTTCTTTAAAAGGAGATTTGTTTTGAGGCACATTTTCCTTGTAAACATATTCAACAGTATCTCCAACTTTCAGGTCTGAATTTGTATAAAATAAACCTTGATGTTGAGTTGTAACCATATTATAAGTATAGATGTCTTGTTTTTCTCCAAATGGTTTTTTTGGAAGTTTATTAATTTCTTTAATTTGATTTGTAAATTTCATATTATATTTTGTTTCTAATTTCTTGATAATCTTTTAATTTTTCTTCTTTGCCCTCCATAATTCTTTTAACGATAAAAGGGTCATATTTGTCTACGATGTTTTTAAGTTCTTTAATTTCATCTTTTAATTTACGAATTTGTTTGCTTAAAAATTTTATTTGATTAGCTAATTCGTCAGGATTTGCTTTCTTTATAAACATTGTGATTGTAATTTTAATTGTAGCAAAGGAACTACATTATATATAAAAAACTTATCTCCTTTTAATAACTTGTTTTCCCAATCTTTACCCATATTTTGTAAAGGTTGAACAAAGTTCCAATTAATTGTATTGTCATCGTTTAAAGGAAGTACATTAACTCCTGTTGCATCGATTGACAAAAAACAATCAACATTTTCTAAGTAACGATATTCTTTACCATTACCTTTTTTGTTAAGCTTATCTAACTTTTGTAAAATAATTTTATTCATAGTAAATGTTTTATTTTTTACTAAAGTAATTAAAAAAAGTTAATAAATCAATACCTGGATAAAAAAAGAGGGGAAAATTAATCCCCCCCTTAGAAAAACAAAACACCTACCGAAGTTGGTAAGAACTTACAAAGATAATCTTTTATTCTCCTTATCCAACTTTTCTTTGTAAATATCAATCATCTCGGCAAGATCAACTAGAGAAAATTTAATTGTTTTTTTAGATTCATTATATAGATGTTTAGGGAGACCTTTCTTCTTCTTTTCTAATGCTAAAGAATACTCGTATTGTTTTCCGTACCTATACCTATTGTCGTATCTTGATTGAGGCCATACGTTTTCCTCATTCCATCTTGTAGACATTTCTTTACGACTTATAAAGTGGCCTGCATCTACTTCGCTAAAGTGATACTTCTTGCCTGAAGTTATGCAAGTAACATAGCCTTTCTTGTCTGCATTTTTTTTTCTTATATATTCTGAAAATATAGTATCAAGCTTTTTGATTAAACCTTTTCTTGTAGGTTTTCTCATTTGTCCATAGTTCTTAAAAACCTTTCTCCCCAAACAGGGTCAATAGTTTTTATAGCTCTATATATCTGTCTGCTTTGTTTTTTAACTTCTAACTTTTCAGATTTTGTAGAATCGCTACCTAAGTTTGCATAATTATTACAGTCTATTTCTAGTAAAGCATCTAGCTTCATTCTGTCTGTATATGTCTTGTAGTTTAGGATTTTGTCTATCATATATTGTAGCATATTGTAAATATATAATTTTTTAGATAAAAAAGAAAAGAAAGAAAAAGAGTAAAAAGAAAGAAAAGAAAAAGCCCCTGCTAGAAAAAGAAAATAATTATAGTACCTGTTCCAAATACCTTCCGACTTTATTAGGTTGTATAAGTTTAGCTATAAGCGAAAGCAAATATATAAATTATTTTGAATACGCTTTATATACTGCAAATTTGAATAATAAGACTAATAATATTATTGTCCATACGTTTGGATGTGCTTCTCCACACAGTCCTAAAAAATGTTCTATTGCGTGCATTATTTACCTTGACCTTTATATCTTTTTAAATAGTTTTTACTACTTTTTACTTTACTGCTTTTACTCTTAGCGTGTATGCCTTTACGCTTTCTGCTTTTTGACTTGTATATATTGACAACAGTTTTTCTTGCCATTAGTTCTTTTTGACTATTGTAGATATTTTTTCTAAACCTCTACTTGTGAAATAAAATCCTAGAGCATAACTAAGAATCTGACCCATAAGATCAACATACTGATTCTGTAAATTAAAGCTACCTACATTCCCATCTAGCAAAGCAAAGATTGTATATATTGCTAAACTGAAAAGAGTAATCATAGGCCTTATATTCTTCGAGAGCCAAGAGTCCGATGACATATCAGCTTTGTGTCTTGCAGAGATTTCTTTCTCTAAATCTAATTCGTGTTGCATAAAGACCTGAGTCATTTGCTTTTCAAACTCTGCTTTCTCATCCTTAGTTCTAACAAACTTATCTACAAGACCTCCTATCTTGTCTGCTATGTCCAGGCCTGCGCCTCCAAATAATTTACTAAATAACTTTTTCATTGACTTTTATTATAATTAGATATTTCTTCATATTCTGAAAAAGCATTAAAGGAAGGACAAGGCTTTTTGTTTGTAAAGTCTTTATGTCCAAATACTTTTGCTTCAGGATACTTAAACTTTAAATCCATTAATAAATTAAATAAAGAATCTTTTTGTTCAGGTGTTCTTGTATCTTTCCATTCTACCATATCTTTATCCATTCCACCAATATAACAAACGCCTATTGAATCTTTATTATGTCCAAAAGTATGCGCTCCTGATTTCTCAATAGGCCTACCATCTTGAACTGTTCCATCTAGTTTTATAATAAAATGATATCCGACATCTGCCCATCCATTTCCCTTCACGTGCCACTCTCTAATGTCTTCAACGTCAAAGTCTTTCCATTCTGGAGTTGCTGAACAATGTACTATAAGTTTTTTTATATCTCTCATTAGTTAGTTGCTACTCTTGTGTATTTACTGTTGTCTATGACTTCCTGTAATTCTTCTACAGGTGCTTTTATACTTAATGAAATATCTGCATCCCATCTACCCACAAGACTTCTGTCTTTATAAATAAATATAACAGGTACTGCTTTTATTTGTTGTCTAATGTTTGGTTGTTGATCTTCTAGCAACGCTTTTACTATTCTAGCACCTTCAATCTTATTTAGATGCTTATAATCGTTTCTATAATTCCAACTGCTGTTTATGTGTAAAACAGTATATTCTTGCGTAAAACTATTTGCAGAAACAAATAACGCAATTAGGACAATTAGCTTTTTCATTTTTGTATAATTTCATATAACTTCTCATCTATTTTATCTAGCTTCTCGCTGTTTTCTTGAACCTGCTCAGCAGTATTCTCTATAGTTTCACGAATGAGTTGGTCTTTTAAATCATACTCAGTTCTAGATATGCTTGGCTCTGGGAGTTGCTTTGCAATTTCTATTTCTTGCGACAGAGAATAGTAAGTTCCAGCTATTGAAACACTCCCAGCAGCGATTAAAAAAATTGTTTTTAAGTCAAGTGTGATTTTACTATCTTCTCCGATTTCGGTTGGTTTACTCATTTTATTATTATTTAATCATTCGTTTTTACTATTTCGTCTCCTATATGTCGGTGACTGTGTTTAATTGTTGGAGAAAGTAAAGGATGCTCTGCAATACTAGAATGAGCAGCGTGAACACAATAAGGACAATTATCTGCATAGACTTGCTCAATTTTGTCCTTAATGATTGCAGTATCTACTTGGATTGCATATACACTTGTTACAAGCCATCCTGCAACGCCTAATAATAAAGTTCCTGCTAATGCTACTATTTTTTTATTTACTTCCTTCATTTTTTAATGTTATTTCTTTAGTATTCATATTAATACTGATTTCGCCTTCTTTACCATACTTTGTTGTAAGTTTTTGCATATACTTATCTAAGTCATTTTGACTTTGAATATTAGTATTAATTAAGGAAACATTTTGGGCCTCAAGCTTTTTAATACTTTCAAGATTTGAACCCATTTGATTTCTATTATTAGTTATAGATTGCATCTGTTCTTGAATGTACTCGTATTCTGAATTTTCTAATTTTTTACTCATAATAATTTTTTATATAAATATATTAACTATTTTCTAAAACTTCTATCCTTGCTTTGAGTTCCTTAACTGCTGCAACTAATAACGGAACTAATTTACTTTGGTCAATACCTTGATACTTAGGTCTTGTTTCATATACTGCATCCTGTGCTTCTTGTTGGTATTCTGGTATTCTATCAAGTAATTCTTGTTTAGTGTCTGCACTTTGCCACTCTATATTATTTTCATCTAACCAAGCCTGTATTTCTACTTTTGTATTATCAAGCGTAGGTTTATCTGTCCATTCAACTGCATCCTGAGCATCACTTACTTTATGTTGATATGTTTCATCTTTTGTTCCTTGTATCGCTTCAGGAACGCAATCTGAGACTTCGTGTGCTAAAAATCCATCAAGTGTTTGATCTGGCGTGCTTGTAAAATTAAATCTCTTTGGTTGTAAATTATCTAATCTATCTAAAGCTCCTGTTAATTCTACAACATTCTCTTTTAATCTATAATCTGAAGATGTTAAATAACCGGTACTTGAACCTGTCGTAACTATTGAACCAACTTGAGAAGTTCCATAAATAAAATCAACTAAACTAGGACTTGTACTTCCACCAGATAATCTCACTTTTAAAGCACCAACAGTTCCGTCAGTATCTTCATAATCAAAAGAACCTGTGTATTCATCACTTGCAATATTAACAACCTCAAGTGCTGCTGTGTCAGGACTATCATCATTTATACCTACATTTCCTGAAGAATTTATAGTTATTCTTGTATTGGAACTATTGTTTTTAAACCTAAATTTATTGTCTCCTGAATCATAAGTAATTTTTGCTGACTGACCTGGGTCTGCACTATCATTAAATGTTATACCTGATTCTGTTTCTGCTGTATTTGAAAGAACAATAAAAGGAGTACCACCTGACATAGTAAGATTACCGCCAGTATGAAGTATATCTCCGTCTGATTCAATACGGATTCTTTCATTTCCATTTGTGTACATTCTCATTTCATTATTAGCAGCATCTAAATAAAGTAAATTTGTGTAACTACTACCTGAACCAGTTGCCCATCCTACACCTCCTGAATCGTGGTAACTATATAAGTTATAACTACCTGTTCCTTGTATATGAACAGAGTTAGTGTAACTTGAATCAATATCCAATGCATTGTTAGGCGCTGACACTCCAATTCCTATGTTTCCATTTGTTAAATCTATGTTTAAATTATTTGCATTTACATCTGCATTACCTCCTATTGAACCTTTTTGACTTTCTGTTACTAAATAAAATGAATCACTTGTATCATTAATTCTTATATGTGCATTTGCATCAGTAGATTCAAATCTACCAACTGTATTTGAAGATGTAGATGTATGTATAATATTAGTAGGATTTGAAATTCCAATTCCACAGAGACCAGAGCTATCAACCACTAATCTTTCAGCACCTCCTGTAGTAACAGAAAAAACACTTGTCAATGCTACACTTGTTGGAAAAGTTGTAGAGCCTGTATCTGTTAAATCAGGATCAAAAGTACCCCCTGTTTCAACAAAAGTATCTAAACCTGCAAAAGTACCATCGTATTTTATATAAATATCAAAAACATTACCTGAAATATTTACATAACGAACTTCCGATATTGTATTTTGTTGTTTATTAAATCCAAAAAAATGACCATCAAGTGTTGTAGATGCATTATTTCCTCTTATAAATATATAAGTAACCCCTGATGTGTTGTTTCCTGCACCAAAACTTACTGTGCCTAAAACCTTAATTATACAACCATTTGACTGTGACAGAGTTAATCTTCCTAATTTATATACATTTTGATTACCTGAAGTTCCACCTGAGGAAGATATATTAGTTTTGTAGAAATCACTTGTAATTCCACCTGTAACACTAACTCCTGAACTTGTTGTTTCAAATTTCTTAGAATTATTGTAGTATAAGTTTACTGCACCATTAGCAATACCATCCATATACCATTCTCCACTTGTACTTCTTAAATTTAAAGAATTACTTGCTTGTATAAATAAATTCCCTGTTCCCTCATCACTTATATAGGAATTACTACCATCGTGATATATTTGCAAATCGTTTGCTGTACCTAAACGCAATTCAACATTGTCATTAAATCGCATTTGGTTAAATACTTTTATTCTTTGTTCTCCTCCGTCTATTTGTAAATAGTTTTCTGTGCCTCCTGACCCATCGTCACAAAAGAATTTAATATCTCCGTCATCTGTTGATTGTGTAATATTTAACGTACCTACTTTATTTTCTATAGTTGCATTAGAGCCGTTATGTTTAACAATTAAATCTTGGTCGCTACCAAATCGAGCTTCACTACTATCGCTAAAATCTATATCGTCATTTGCACTTACGCTTATGTTTGTGCCTCCTGTAGTATTTCCATTAGCAAGTACTTCAGATAAAGTAACTCCATCTATTGCTGTATCTACATAAGCAGTTGTCGCTACTTTTGTACTATTGTCATTTTGGCTTTGTGTTGTTGCTATTGTTCCATTAGATAAAGTAACTGCGCCACTTGTAGCTGATATTGTATTTCCATTGATGTTTATGTTATCAACCTGGAGGTCTCCTGTAATTAATACGTTACCTGTAACATCTAATTCTTTACCTGCTGTTGGGCTACCCCCTATTCCTACTTCTGCTGTAGATAAATATAGAATACTATTATTCCCAGACCCATCAGTAATTTGCTGAGCTGTAGAACTTAAAACTGTATTAGCACTTGTTTTTAAGAGTCCTACATACGTTACCGATATTTGTGTATTTGTTAATGTTGCCATTACTCTTTAAATATGTTATTAATTTTTCAATATTTTTCTTTTTTACCTTATACCTCACAATACCCAACCATTAAATAATGCGTCTTTATCAGGATGTATTTCATCGTTTGTGTTGCTTGTATATTCAGGAAAACTTGACTGATTAAAACTCATATAATCAATAAATCTTCTTGTATAATATTCTGCAATATCTCTGTGTTTTTCTACTAAATAATCTACTTCTTCTTTTGTAACACTCTCACTATTTTCTGAAACGTGCTTGCTTATGCCTCCGTTCTTGATCTGGTAGGCCGCAAAAGGCAAATAATCTACCATCGCATAGTGTATAAGCATAGGCTGTAGAAAATCATTTACTAATGTTAAATAGTTTCCTGAAAGTGAATCTGCAATTATATCTGCACTTATTTTGTTATATAGGTCTGTTCCTGTATAATTTCTAATATGGATTTGCTGTGCTATTTTTATAAACTGAATAAATTTATCAATATCTACATTTCCATCTACAATAGAATTTCTTTTGAGTGTAATCGGCTTTATAAATAATGCTGTTGCCATATCTTATTTAAAATTTGGGTGATGTCCGTTATTAGGCATATCCTTTGGAGCTACCTTTGCTTTTTTATGTCCTGCAGGTCTTGGAGCATAGGACTTAGGAATACTAGAAACTTCATCGTAATTCTGTATCTTCTTTTTCATTGTCTTAGATTTTAACCTATACAACACCTCACTCCAATAGTGACCACAGTTTACGCCTCCTTTGTACTTGAATAAATCATAAGCTTTACCCTTATGCCCGAAAGATTTGTTTACCCCTGCTCTACTTGCTTTGTCAATATCTTCTAGTCTATATACAATTCCTCTACCGCTCCTGGACATCATAATTCTGCAAAACTGTCTTGACTTTCCTGAAGAATATTTTTCATTATACTTATATCTTACTTTATACAAAGACTTATCTAAGTAACTAAAACCAGACTTCTTAGAATCTATACTTCTTTTTTCAAGTTTTTGTTCTTTACTCTCTATATGTTTAGTTGCCCATTCTTCTATATCTTCATTTTCCTCGCTTAATTCTCTTTCGTCTACTGCTTCCCATCTATTTGACATTGTCTCGCCTCTAAGCTCATCTAATATTATATCAAACTCCTCGTCTGTTAAATCTTCTTTACTTAATTTAACTCCTGTTTCTTCTTCTTTAGTTTCTTCATCTTCTACATTGTCTAAGTCTGTAAATTCTAAAGGTTGTAAAGTCTTAAAATAAAGATTAAGAGATATATTATTTACTGCTAGAATCTGGTCAAAGGCATCAATCAATAAATGTTGAAAAGGCCTAATAACTGTATTGTCTAATAAAGTAGATGCAGTCTTTAATTCATCTGCATTGTTACCTAAACCTGTTTGGTCTTTAATACCAATAAGCATAGGAGAAACAATCCTGTGAGATACCATTATTTTTCGTGTACTTTCTTCACTTAAGAACTGATATTGTTGATGAGCATCTGATAATTGTACAGGCTCAATGTTTGCAGCAGTTTCTGCATTATCATTAAAGGCTAAAATAAATTTACCTGCATTACTTGTTC